GTACGCGACACATTACATCACTGAAAAAATTTTCTTATTACAGAATTTAGATCATATTTTATTAAAAATTAAGCTACCACGCTACCCCATAATTAATAAATTATTTTATCGTAAAAAAAATTTAAGAATGAGAACTAGAAAAGTAGAATGCACGAAACATAGGCATTTTGATCCCTTAGTTGCTTATGAATTTTATGATGTTAAGAGAGAAATAGAACCATTAGTTAGATGTCCTTATGATTTTAAGAATAAGGTAGATCTAATGGCGAGTGTTTATGCAGAGATAATATCAAAGTATGTCCTAATAGGTCTTAATGTCGTAAAGAGAAAAGAGTTTTGCGCGAAAGCGTACTTTGGATTTTACATTAGGTTATACACGAATAAGTCACAGATTTTGATTAGAGCTCCGACAAGTCATAGGAACATGTTTCAAGAAACTAATATTCAGCCATCTCCTTTTTTTCAGGAGATTGTAAAAGAAGCATCTCGCGATATGATAGCTAGGTTGACGGGTGTATTGAATCCCAAGCCCGGGACCTTAGCTGATCGTGCATATCGCGTTTATTCTTTTTATTCATTGATATATGAGAAATATTCACCTTGTATGGATTTTGATGGTAATTTTGTTGGTGAGACTTTTAATAGATGTATTTATGCTACAAATAATATGTCGTTGCCAAAACAAATTGCGTTACTGAAAGAATATGATACAGATACATGTTTTGAAGGAGCCGATTTTTGTGACATCCGGCGAATGCTAACACCAGCTTATAAGATGTTATTAGAAATGTTAGATTTAAAAAAACATTTTGGGACTATTGATTTTCGATATTCTCCTAAGAATTTGTTTTTTTTTAATTGGAATACTGGAGGTGGTATAATGCCCGGAGTTAGTGGTGAGTTCACCCAAGGTGATGTAAAATTTAAAGTTCATAATTCAGGATCGAAAGCTATGTTGTTTGAAGCAAATATGCGAGCTTTTCATTCTTTTATGATTTATCTGTCTAAACAAGAGACATTTCCTTATTATGATTTTGAAGTAATTAGGCAGAAACGAGAATGGAAGAAATTGATGGGATTAGCTTCCCTTGAGAAATTATGGAAATTAGCTTTGTCGATGAGAGAGTTCTTTATCCCGTCGATGTTCCACAGTTTTCTTGGCCATACTCTTTTATGGTTTATGAAGCAAATATTACCAGGTACACATATTGCTATTGGTATGAATTTTATGCATGGAGGTGCCTATGCCCTTGCAAAATTCTTAAATTATGATGTGCCTGGAATAAGATGGGGAAAAGGTGATATATATAAATTGGATAAAAATATACAGAAATGTATTATAGATCTATATGTCGCGACGGGATATGCTTGTTATAATACAGCGAAAATGACACCAGCAGCTAGGCTCTATTTGAGAGCGTTATTTCGTCATTTTATGTACCATATTAGTACAAAAATTGTTTTGCACTTGGGCAATTTTTTTCGTGTTGAGCAAGGTAAGGTGTATTCCGGTGGTTTAGAAACGTCGTTATTAGATACTTTTGCCAAGATTTTATTATTTACGTGTTTTTTAGTGACTACACAGCGTAAATATTCGTCTCTTGCTGGTTTGATCCAAGTGAGTGTGAATAAGCGGGCGATAGCTATTGTTGCCTATGGAGATGATCATGCTTGGTGTTGGCCAGAGATATTAGAGAAAATTCTTAATGTGCAAGCGTATACAGAGTTTTTATGGACCTATTTTAAGATAATTCTGCGAGAGGGGGAAGAGTATGACGATTTTTGTACAACTCTTAATCCTCAGGGTGAAATTATAAAGCAAGGTATAATTTTTTTGAAACGATGCTTTATACGTACTACAGAGAGTGATCTTCCTCCTGTAATAGCTTATAAGCCAACCCGTGAGGTTTTGACTAGTCTATGTCTGAAAGAATATGATGCTGCGACAGATACAGATGTAGACGTAGTTGATATAGTTTTGTCATGTATTGGGCAGGCATATGATGCTCAATATAATAAAATCGCGTATGATACAGTTTTAGATATTTATGAGAAAACTATATCCCGTTATGGTCTCCCCAATATGGAAGATGAATTACAGAAAGCGTTTGATGATCCTGGGAAGAGAGTAAAAGTAATAAAACTAATGCGAAGGGCAGGTATAAAAGATAAGCATCTCTTGACAACGTTCCCTACTTGGGAAAATATTAGAGAGCGAGTAAAAATGAACCCTTCTAAAATAGCGTTCGGTAACCGACGCGAGAGACCCGATATATTCG